GCTTTCCCACGGCCCGAATTGCGTGCCGCCGGCGATCAGCGTGACGCCGAGCCCGGTCATGGCGCCAGTACCTCAAGATCGCGGCCGCCATGAACGAAAAGCGGATGCACGATGTCGTTGCGCGCGAGGATGTCGGCATCGTAGGCGGGATTGTCGTAGATGGTGTGGGCCAGCACCGCGGCGGACAAGGTCTGCGGCGGCGTCACGGTGGCGATGGTCGGGAGCTGGCCCGCGACCAGGTCGACCTGGCCGACCATTGCGATGCGCGCCGCATCGAGCGCGCCGGCGACCCGATCGTGAAACAGATCGGCCTCGCTCATCGCGGCGCCGTCGAGAAGCGACGCCACCTGGTCGCGCGCGCTCAGCGCCTGGTCGCGCGAACTGAAAATTGTCGCGGTGATCGCCTGCGCCGCTTCGCCCAGCGCCACCTCCTGCACCAGGGCGAAAATCGCCGCCCGGTTCGCCGCCTGTTGCTGGCGCGCCGGCGCGATTGCGAGAGGCGGGTTCACGGTCGGCGCGATCGCGGCGGCCGCGAGCTGCGCCTGCAATGCCGCGCCGATCGCCGTCTGGCTCAAGCCCACCGACGGGTAATTGAGCTGGCCGCTCCAGCCGATCACCGTCGGGTTGCCGTTGGCGTCGGTCGGAACCGAGAGGAACGACATCGACGTGACGAGGTCCGCGATGTCCGATGCGGCGACGTCGAGGTCGGAAAAGATCGCGTCGCCTTGTGCCGTGATCGCCAGCGCCTGTTGCTGCCAGAGATAGAGCCCGACCGTCGGCGCGCCCATGCCCGCGGCGATGACGCCGAGCTGGGCGACGGCGTCGGCCAGGTCGGCCGCCGCGGCGAGGGGAATGAAGCTCGGCTGGTCCGCCGTGGCAACCGCGCCGGCGAAATTGGCCTGCGCGGCGTCTTGCGCGTTTTTCGACGCGGTGACGGCGGCCGCGCCGGTGTTGGGCGCGCCGAGCGAAAGCGGTCCGGCCTGATAGAACGGAATCGAGAAATTGCACATGCCCATGTGCTCAGTGGATTCCGTGACCTGGGCCTTGCCGATGATCTGGACCGTCATCCGGCCCCAGATCGGGTGGATCAGCGTGCCGGAGCCGGGCTTCTCGATCGCCGCGATCAGCGCGTCGCGCTGCGCGATGTAGTCGTTTGCCTCGTCGCTCGAATTGATGACGAAGACATTGAGCGTGAAGGCGCGGGTCGCGAGGCCCAAATCCTCCAGGTAAGCGGGCTTGTCCGGCAGGTTGGGCGTCGGAAATTCGTGCACCTGTCCGCGCCGCCCAGGCTGAAAATTCGAGGCGTCGAACAGGAAGGGCACGCCGCGGAAGCTGCCGGGACGATAGGGCGACGGGGGCGACATCAGCGTGGCCCTCCGTTCTTAGGTATATGCGCGGCGGCCGCTGGCTTGACGCCAGACGCGGCCCCTACAGCGCCGCGCCCGAGCGCCGCCCTGCGGCCGCCGCTTTGCCCAACCCGCATGTCCCCCGACGCGGGTCGAACCTCGTTTGCGAGAACGGCACGCAGCTCGCTCACCGGCCCTTCCCAATAAAAGTTGATCAGCCTCACCCTCATGGCGCGTCCATTCCCACGCCCATCTGGTAGGTCAGCGGCACGGCTGGATTGTCGCTGCGCATCGACGTGACGCGCGCGCTGCCGTCTTTTTCGATGCGCACCACGATCTGGCCGCCGACCTTGGTGTCGCTGGCGTTGGCGCGGCGCGCCATCACGTCGCTCGCCCGTACCCAGCTCGTGCGCACCTCGCCGTGGCTGTTGCCGGAAATCATCTCGTCTTCCTGCTCGCCGCCGACCGCAAGTTTGCGCCCTGTGGCGAGGCCGACATGGCCGCCGACCTCGCCGGGGCGCAGCCCGCGCGTCTTGATGAGCACGTCGCCGCGCATCACGTCGCCCGGTTTGACGGGGTCGCCCCAGGTCTCGAAGCTGGTGGCGACGTCGGTCGCGCCCTTGATGCCCTGGCGGGCGAGCGACGCGTTGACGAAGGCCGCGCACCAGGCGGCGGTAGCGGGGTCGAGGTTTTCGCCGCCGTTTTGGAGATACTCGCGCAATGCCGCCGATCGCGAGCCCGCGTGCTCCATCGTGAAAGCCGCGTCGACGGCGTTCATCGCCCCGTCGTTCGCGACGTGATGATTGGCTGAGCCGGTGCTGCTCCCGCGCGGCGCGGACGCCGCGGGCGAGCGCATACTCCATGTCGGCATGCCGGTCATCGGATCGATTGGGCCGCCGTAGGGATCGATCTCCCCGTGGCTTACGTCGGCCAGGTACTTGTTGGCGTAGTAGTTGCCCAGCCCTTCGACGATGCCCAAGGACGCGCCGGCGGCGATCGCGCCCACCAATGTTGTGCCGCCGACAGTCGCGGCGGCCGCGCTTTCGGTCCCCGCTGCGCCGGCGGAGCCGAAGCCTTTGCCGGCGAAATACTCGACGCCGGCGGATTTTGCGGCGGCGGCCGCGCGCGCCGCCTTGTCGACATTGCCGCCGAAGATTCCTAGCGCGCCGCCGAGCATGCTGATGCCGGACACGAGACCGCCGGCGGTGCCCACGCCGGCGAGCACGGTCAGGACGCCCGCGGCCGCGCCGCTGACGCCGTCGAGCGCCGGCGCGAGGCCGCCGAGCTCCTCGACAGCCCAATCGAAATTGCTTTTGAGCTTTTCGCGGATTTGCGTCATCGACCCGCCGAGGCCCGACGTGGCGTCCGCGCCAGACGCCTGAAGCGCAGCGGGATCGCCTTTCGCGGCAAGCAGCTTCGCGAGCGCTTCCTGACCCGCCGGCGTCACAAATTTCTGGATTGCGGCGATACTTTGCCCATCGAGCGCGCCCTCAAGCAGATATCGCTGTCCGCGGCTTTGCGACGCGACGGCGATATCGCGAATCACGTCGGTCAGCGATCGGGCGTTGCCGCCGGCATCCTGCGTACCGATGCCGGTGCGCGCGGTAAAAGCTTGCCGCCCGTGCTCAGTGGACATCATGTCGAGCACGCCGTTGACTGCGCCGAACGCGGCCCGCGGGCTGCGCGCCGTTTGCTGCAGCGTCAGATAGACCGCGCCGAGCTCGCGCGCCGCGTCCGAGCCGGTGTGACCAATCGCGGCATAGCGCGCCGCGAGATCGGGGAACGCCTGCGCGTAGGCCATGATGTCGCCGTTGACCATGCCGATCTGCGATACCGTCATGGCGAGATTGGCGGCGAGTTTTTCCGGCCCTTTGATCTCGAAGCTCCGGTCCATCGCCGCCATGATGCGGCCGACTTCAGCGCCGTGGCCGCCCAACACCGCGACCGCGCTGGCGGCCGTCCGCGCCGATTTGTCGAAATCGTCGAATGTTCCGCCGCCGGCGCGGAACGCCGCCATCGATTGCGTCATCTCGTCGGAGCTGACTTTTGCCTCCTGCGAAATGTCGTGGAGATGGCTCTTGATCTTGTTGAGCCGCTCTAGCGGCGTCTGCGTCAGCGCCGCGAGCTGGCGGAAATAACTGTCCTCGTTGACCGCAGAGCGGAACTCCAGCCCGGCGCCGACCGTCGCCGCCAGGCCCGCGTAAGAGCGGCCGACCGCATCGAGCTTGCTTCCGATCTTGTCCAGCACCGCGGTGCTGGCTCCTTCGGTCGCCTCGATGATGTAGGAGAGTTTGAGCTGGCGTGCCATCGGCCGTCACGAGGTGGGGGGATCGGGAATGTATTTGCTGGCTTCCCGGTGCCAGAACAGCAGCTCGTCGATCGTCAGCCGTCCGATGATCCGTGGCGACCAGCCGAAGGCGAACGCGAGCTTGCCGCAGAGGGTTCCGCAAGCAAGCTCGGCCGGTCCAAAAAATCCGAGACGATCTCGTCGCAGTCGAGGAAGTCGGCGCCGGTCATTTCGTCGATCGCGGGTGCCGGAATTTTGGCACTCGACTGGATCATGTGGACGACGCGGTGACGCGGCCCGGAAATCGTGTCGAGCACGAGGAGGTGCTTGACCCGAAGCGTGCGGAAGGTCAGCTCGCCCACCGTCTTGCCTTCGACGTCGATTGGCGCGCGCAGGCGCAGCTTCACCGTGCCGTCGGACTCGCGCGACGCCCGGTCGGTGATGAAGGCGCGCTCGCTCACGAGCTCGTCCTCGCCGCGGGTTTGCCCTCGAAGGTCGCCGAGATCTCGCCCGTCGGTCCCGCGGTGACCTTTGCGTCGCCGAGACACCACAGATCCACGATCGACCAGGTGACGCCGTTATCCCCCTGGAAGGTGGCACCCCCGCGGAAGGCGTTGATCATGGTCTCGTCGACGCCGTTCTGCGCCGGGAAACGGGCGGTGACGCGCGACGGCGCCGCCGTTTGCGTCGGGCCGTGCACCTGGTCGCCACTCTTGGTGGTGCGCTTGAAGCCGCCGGGCTCCAGGCTGGCGCCCTCCACCGACGGCACGTAATCGTCGTCGAGCAGGATGGTCAGCGTACCGAGGATATCGGTGGGATTTGACATCGCGCGTTCCTATTGCTGCAACTGGATTTGAGCGGCCTGGACGTGCAACCCCTTGACCGGCGTGACCGGCATCAGGATGTCGGCGCGGGTCGCGTCGGTTTGATTGCGTTGCACCACCATGTTGGCGATCGTGGTGGCGGCATCGGTGATCAGGCCCGCCGCCTCCCACTGCTTCACCAGATTGGCAAACGACGCCTTCATTAGGCTCGGCGTCGTCACCGCGACGCCGACGGTGAGCTGCGTATCGTCGTCGGCAATGGTGTAGCGCGGCCATTGCCTGCCGGCGTAGACGCGCAAGGAGTAGCGCAGATAGGCGGCGCGGATCACATCGTCGACGTCGAGGAACGTGGTATCGGGCACGTCCTGCGCGTTGTTGATGTAGGTCGTGATCTGGCGCGCGACCGTGACCTGGCCGCTGTCGTTGACGCTGAAATTGGCGACGCCGTCATAGTCGAGCATGTTGCGCTCGGGGCCGGTCCATTGATCGGCCAGCGCCGGCGGCATCAGGCCGGTCAATACCGTCGATCGCGGCCCAGAGATACGGCGCCTGGGGCGCGTTCTGAGCCGGCATGTAGCTCCACAGTTTTTCGTTGAGCGCTTCGCCGAACGACGCGGCGGCCGACAAGGACACTTTCTGCGACATGAAGCCGATCGAGTCCTTCATCACGGTCGGACCCCAATTCGCCTCCATCGCGTCGGCCATTGCTGTCGTCGACGTGCCGTCGGTGTAGGGATTGATCCACCACAAGTACCAGGCGGCCGCGATCGCGGCGAGCGCCGCGGTGACCGACGGGTTGCCGGCGCCCGGCGTCGTGTTGGCGATCGCGAGCGTCACGCCCGGCACCATGTTGTCGCCGGTGTAGTAGGTCGGGCGGAA